TCCCCTGGCTCACCGACATCGTTCGACTCATCACCGCCGTGATTGGCTTACTGTGCGCCGTGTACGGGGCTTACAAACTCTTTAGAAAATGAAGAACACCAAGACCACTCTCGCCGGCATCGGTGCAATCCTCGTTGCCATCGGTGGGGCTATGAAGGCCCTGTTCGACGGTGACCCGACTACCCATCTGGACATCACCACGACCATCGCCGCGGTGACCGCCGGCATCGGCCTGATCTGGGCCAAGGACGCCGAGAAGAAGCCCGAGTGAACTGGGTCTACCAGATCCTGAAGGCCCTTCTGGATTGGCTCAGGGAAACACCACCCACCAAGATCGAACATGGAAAAGCACCCGAGGATCTCAAGAACGATCTGGCTGATCGCATTGCTGGACTGCCTCGGCTGCCAGATGACCAAGGTGGTCCTGGTCCCTTCCGGTGATCCGGTGATGCTAGCCGCACCTGTTAAGGCTCGCGTCTACGCTTTCGACAAGGACAAGAAGCTGGTGGGGCCGTCCACCGTGGTCCTGCCGGCTGGTTGGTACGCACTACCGAAGAACTGATATGGGAACTCCACTCACAGGCAGTAGCGTCGCATCGACATACACTGGCCTACTAAAAAGCTCCGACAACTCCGCGCTGACCACGGTCCTCAAAGCCGTTGGAGATGGCAGCGGCATCGATTCCGCGCTCCAGTTATCGACCACCGCGGTCAATAGCACCGGTGACTTCAGCGTCGGTGCCAACAAGCTCACGGTGGCCGCGGCAAGCGGTAACACGGTCGTCGGTGGTACCCTCACCGTAACCGGCGCAACGAGCCTCAGCGGCAATCTGGCGATCCCCGGCAACCTCTCGGTGACCGGTACATCCACTCTCACTGGTGCCACAAGCGTTGCCAGCACCCTCGCGGTAACCGGAGCCACCTCGCTCTCAAGTCTTTCTACAAGCGGAGCAGCTACCATCGGGACCACTCTGGGAGTCACTGGAGCCTCTACGTTGGCCAGCTTGGGTGTTACCGGTGCTGCTACGGTTGGAACGACCCTAGGCGTCACGGGAGCGACTACGCTGGCAAGCCTAGGAGTGACCGGCGCGGCTACTGTCGGAACCACGTTGGGAGTCACCGGAGCCACCACTCTCGCTTCAGTCGGTGTCACGGGAGCGGCTACGGTTGGGACTACGCTCGATGTTACCGGTGCTGCAACTCTCTCCAATAACCTGACCGTCACCGGCAACGCTACGGTCAACGGAAACACCACGATCGGAAATGCCGGCACCGATCTCCTGACGATCAACGCCAATGAGGTCACGCTTCCTAACCTGACCAATGTCACGGTCGATCTGGCCAACGACAAGGTGCTGATCACCGATGCGAATGATTCCAGCAAACTTCGCTCCATCGCAGCCAGTGCGCTCGGAATCAATGCGTCAAACGCTCCTCAGTCTGTTCAGACAGTTGATACCACGAGACAAACCTACTCCGGATCAGCAACCGCTCCAGGGCAAGAGATCACGGTGCTTAACACCACCATAACTCCTAGAAGCACATCTTCTAAGATATTGGTAACTGTTTGTATCAATTATTCCTGCCTTGTTAATACATCGCAATTTGTTCTTTTTAGGCTAACAAGGAATTCAACCGAAATTGGAACATCGACTGGATTAAACACAAAGGGTATATCCAGTGCTTCTTATGAAGATGGTGAGGTTACTACGATTAGTAACAAGATAATCCAGTTCCTTGATAGTCCAAACACCACTTCTCCTGTAACATATCGGATCCATAACTACGGTCCAACAAGCGCACAGCAATTGTACCTTAATTATGCTGTGAACGACAATACGGTATCGACCTCTTCCACGATGATCTTGCAAGAGTACTTCGCATGAAACCCTCTGAAGTAGCCCAAGCGGCTTGCGACAAGCTCTCCTTCACCGACGCGAACACCCTCGCGTTGGCCAAGAAGTTCTGCATCCGCCGCTACTCCATGATCTGGGATTCGTGCCTCTGGAACGATACCCTCGGCGTCATCTCGCGCTCAGTCAGCCAAGGCAACGAACTGGTCACCCTCGACCAAACCGTAACCGCTACCTACGCCTCAGGTACCGGCTACAACATGTTCCTCGACTTCCCGGTCGCCATCCGATTCACGATCGACGGCGAAACCGATGGCATCGAAGTTCCCGCCGCGGAATGGGTCTCGTTCTTCCAGCTCGATCCCAACACTTGGAACAACGTCGATAGCCGCAAGTCCACCCCCGGCAACTTCGTCAACTGGACCCGAGTCATCGGTGCTTCCTACGGAGAGGCTGGCGTCCCGCGTATCAAGCTCGTTCCCACGCCCAACACCGATGGCAACCTCTTCATCCTCGGGAAGAAGCAGTCCCAGATGCGGCAGTTCGGCGAGAACCAAGCGATCGTCAACGACAGCAACTTCGAGCTGCGCGGTGTCGAGAACGCTCTGATGGCCTACACCGAAGGCGATCTCCTCGAATACTCCCGGCAGTACGGTAAAGCCCAAGCCAAGTTCCAAGAGGGAGCCGCTCAAGTCTCCATTATGAAGGATATGGAACGCGGCCAGCAGCAGCAGATCAGCCGCATCATTCCAGATAGCTTGTACGATTATACGTTCCAAGACATCCTGTAATCCGCCATGCCATTCCAATCCTCAGATGCTCTTGATGATCAGATGCTGTTGGATGGAAGCACCGGCTTCAGTACCGGTGTCGTCTCTGCTACTCGTCCCGATGCCATCCCTGCTACGAGCATGGAGTCGGCCATCAACATGGACTACGATGACTTCGGCAACCTAGTCACTCGTCTCGGATCGGTTTCACTCGCCGGTAACAGCGAATCCAGAAACTGGGAGGAAATCCTCACTGCTTGGAACTTAACCACCTCCAACTACGGCAGCAACCTACCGACAAATGCGGAGGTTTATTCCGGATTCTTCTTCGATACCGCAGCATCCGAGCGGCTGGTCATCGCGGTCAGCGATCGTAACGCCAACACCAAGAACCTCTACTTTGGTTCCCCCGGCGTTTCCTACAACGCGATCAGCGGCGCGACACTCAATGCCTCAGCCACCTTCGTTTACTTCGCTCAGCTCAATGACAAGCTGTTCTATTCCGATGGATACGGAACACTGAAGTACGTCTCCAGCGCGAATCTCAATAGCTCGATCGCCGCCGGAAAGATCAGCCGCATCGATGTCATCAATCAGGGAAGTGGCCATAGTTCGATCCCGACAATCACCATCGCCGCTCCTCCGAGTGGTGTGACCGCAACCGCGGAAGCAAGAATTGGTGGCGATGGAGCGATTCTTTCCATCATAATCACAAACCCCGGCAGCGGATACGTCACCGCTCCCACCGTTTCCATCTCGCCGGCCAACCAGTCTCACGCGGTCGCTTTCGTATCCCTCTCACCGCCCAACAAGCCGCTCTACCTCACCACCCATACCAACCGGCTATGGGCCGTCTCCGGTGATACCACCATCCAGCCCGATACCCTCTACTTCTCGGATATCCTCGATGGCGAATCTTGGGATCCACTCGGATCCATCCGAGTCGGTGGCGACGGCGATCCCATCAAGGGTCTCTACTCGTGGTTCGGATACAAACTGCTCGTCTTCAAGGAACGCTCAATTTGGAGCGTAGATGCCGATCCTACGCAGGATCCTGCCGATTGGACCATATCACTCATCAGCGGCAATATCGGCTGCTCCTCGCACCGCTCCATCGCTGCGGTCGGTGCTGACGTCTTCTTCCTGTCCCGCGACGGCATCCGGTCAATGGCGCAGATCCAAGCCGGTACCCAGACCAGCGTCGGCCTCGCTCTCTCCAGTCCAATCAACGACCTGATCAGCAGGATCGACAAGACTAAGCTCGACCTCTGCGACGGCGTGTTCTGGAACAACCGCTACCTCCTGGCCGTCCCGTTCGTTATTAACGAAGCAAACGGACTCGGACTGGAGAGCGAGTTCGGTGTTCTGCTCGAATCCGATTCGTTGCTCGAACTCGAAGCCGCTTTCCCCCGGAACAACGCGGTCATCGTCTATCACTCACTGGCCCGCTCTTGGCTCGGGTACTGGGACAATTGGCAAGTGAGCGACTTCTTCGCCACCTCGTTCTCCACGTTCGGACCCGTACTCATGTTCGCGGGCGACATGACCTCGATCTCAGAGGGAGCAGGCCAAGTCTGGTCGTTCAACGACTTCCTTCCGAACACCCGTCTCGCACCGGTCGTAAGCTCCGCGTACCTCGATGGCGGATCCCGTTACCAGTCGAGCGTGATCACCAAGGCGTACAACCTGAACGAGCCCATCCCCGACAAGATCGGGTACAGCATTCAGTTCGCGTTCGACAACCCGTACACCACTTCCAATACGGACGCGGCGATCGCTTACGCGACCGACATGTCGGGGACGTTCACGGACCTCGATCCTAGCCTGACGATCACCAACTCGCAGAAGTTCCTCAAAGCGTACAACCTGATCAGCAAGGGACGCTGGAACACGATCCAGTTCAGGGTTCAGACCAACCCCAACTCGGGCGGTCGCCTTTCGCTTCAATCCACTATCCTCTCTGGCTTTGTCGATTCTGTGCGTCCTCAGCAATGACCGCACATCCCACCATCATCGAAGCGGCCCAACTGCTGCGACAGCATTGGCCTACTTGTTCCACATGGAACGATGATCAGCTCCTCAACTGGATCGGAATCTTCAATGCCAAGAAGCTGATCGGGATTGTGAAGAACGACGATGGGAAGTGTGTCGGTGTAGGGGCCGTGCGATTCCTTAACTCGATCGAGGAGTCCGAGGATCTGAACAACAACTTCCCGGACGGTCACATCGCGTGGATCGAGATCGCTATTGGTACTGAGCCGTGCGCGGTTCAGACACTCTGGTTGGCCATGATGGGGCTATGCTCGAAGAACGTCACCAAGCTGGGTGGGTTCCGCAAAGGCATTTCCCGTTTGTACGATTTTGACAGGTACTCCAAACTACTGATGAACCGAAGGATTTCCTATGGGCGGCACCTATAAAGCACCAGATATAGCGGCGGCGAACCGCGAGGCCGTCATGGCCTCCATCGAGACTTTCCCGCTCCAGCGTGAGATCGAGGCGGCATCACGCATAGGGGCCAAGGTTCGGGTTCCTATCTACAAAGACGGCAAGGAGACCGGCCAGTTCAGAGAGGTTGACTTCAAGGACGTTTCCGACATCGCTCAGACGACTGCTATCGGAAAAGCACTCGCTGATCTGGCTCCAATTCAAGCTGAGCGTGAGCTTGCTGCCGCTAAGGCATACGGAACCCAGTTTGCCGAGCAACGTCGTAAGGAGCTTCAAGCCCTCGATCCTGAGCGTTACGGTACCGCCACCGAGCCAGGACTCTACGCCCAGTTCCTCAAGGACATCGGCAGTCGGCCCATCGCCGAGGAAACCATCGCCGCGCCTACCTACGAGCGCGTAGGCATGCCGGGTGGTCCCCAGGATACCGGTGAGGCCGCGAGGATCCGCAGCGATCTCGAACGCCAGATCGGTGCCGGTCTCGCTCAGGCTGGTACGCTCGATCCTGCTTTGATTCGAGCCGCTGAGCAGGCTGTTCGCGCCCGCGGTACCGCTTCCGGCAACGTCCTCGGTAACCTCTCCGCATTCCGCGAGGCCCGCGCTGTCAGCGAAGCGATCGGTAACGCCGATGTCCAACGCCGTCAGCAGGCTCTTGGCCTACTCCAGAGCGGTCAGACCACCAGCGATGTCGCCAATCGACAGGCGCAGGAAGCCTTCCAGAACATCCTCGCGGCCACCGGCCAGCGGAACACCGCGATGCAGCAAAGCTTTGCGAGCCAGTTGACCTCGCAGCAACAGGGTCAGGGCGCACAGCAGCAGAACATTGCGAACATCCAGTCCGCTCTGGGACTCCAGCCGATCGTCTCCCAAGCCGCTCAGCTCGGTGGTCTCCAGCAGGGTGCTTCGCCGTTCGCTGCTCCTCAGTTGTTCCAAGGAATGCAGCAGGCTGGACCCGGTCAGCTCATGCAGATGGGTTCGAGCTTCGCGTTGCAGAATGCTCAGAACGCTTTCCAAGCCTCGCAGGCCGGTTCTCCGCTATCGATTCTCAAGGGCGTTACCGGTGCTATTGGAAGCCTCGGCGGTGCAGCAATGTGTTCCGTCGCCCGCGAATGTATCCCCGATCAGTGGGAGGCGTTCTTCTTCTGGAAGGAACTCGTCGGACCCGCTTGGTTCAAGAGCTTCTATGACAGCAATGCCGAGAAGTTCGCCAAGTGGCTCAAGAACAAGCCGAAGGCGAAGAAGCTGGTGGCCAACTGGATGCTCGGTCGAATCAAGAGCTTGGTTCCCAAAGCTTGATCTATGGCAAGCGATACCAGCACAGATACGTCAGGATCTGAAACGGAGTCATCAAGTCCGAATCAGGCGTCTGAGAAGCTGTATCTTGCCAACGGCGAGTATCTGCCATGGGGAGCGATCATTCCTGGCACTGGCGGACTCCGAGTTGGAGATGAATTTTTCGATGACGCTGGGAATCGCTGGGACTGGCAGATCGATGACTGGGAATACAATAGGCCAGCAGTCGATCTTTCAACCCCTCCAGCCCCCAAGTTCGGTCCAGTAACCGCATCCGGATACGCGATTCCTCCTGTCGATCCGCTGAGCTACTACTCGACTCCAGAGCCGACCCCTGAACCGACTCCGTACACTGGTGGGCCAACTCGATGGACCGAGGTTTATCGTCCTCCTGTAGACCTGAGCAACATCCAGACGTTCACGCCGGCTCCCACTCCGGTTTCTCAGCCTACCCCTCAGCCAACCCCGACTCCTGCTCCTGCTCCCCAAGAAGCCACCTACAGTAGCGAAGGGGAGGACTCCGGAATCAGCCTGATTACCCCTGAGAACAGGGAGCGGTACATCAGGGAAGGCACGATGGATCTTCAACAGCCTCCGGTATCGACTGTTGTAAATCCTCTCCCTGAAACCAGTATTCCAAAGGTCGAAGATGTTGATACCAACATTTTTAGCGGTGTTGTTACGACCCCTGTCCAAGGAGGGGAGAAGCCATACTATGTCGAGAACACTGGTGTTCCCGGCACTGTCGAGGCAAAGCCACCCACTCCTGGTCTGATACCGCTTGATAAGCCTCAGATCACGTTCCAGACCGCGACCACCTTGCCGACTTCAACGGCAAGAGTTCCGGTGACTGCCACCAACAGGCAATCAATCATCCGTCCGTTCAACATGCCCACCGAGGTTCCGATTCCCGCTCGTAGGACTGTTGAAAGGCTTGCCCCCGGCTACTTCCAGGATGTCAACTACGACCCCGATGAGATCCTCGCCGCGGCTATGCGGGTTCTCCGCGGTAGGGGCGCAGGCAGATCGTTGATGGAGTAACACTATGGCTTTCGAGAACTTCCTACAGAACGCCGCCAACTTCGCCACCGGAGGGTTGTACAACGAACTCTCGGGCCGAGACAAAGAACTCGAACGCCAAAAGATGGCCGAGGTCGAGGCATTCCGCGCCAACCCGGAGCTGGTACGCGAAGCCGCCAAGTACGATCCCAGCATCATGGAACGGCTCGGGAACCTTCTCACCGGAGGTCTCTACGGCAAAGCCACCGGCATGGACGACAAGCTCGAACAGCGGGCGTTGGCCATGCAGCAGATCCGTGAGGATGAGCTTCAGAGGCGCATGATGGAGCGGATGAAAGGCTACGGCATCGCTCCCGTCGAGGAACCGATGGGAAGCGAACTCAACCCCGATCGAAGCGCGGCACCGATGCCCGTCGCACCCGGAACAATTCGTAAGAAGAACACTTTCGCTGGAGGCTACTGATCTATGGCTACACCTAATTATTTCGACCCTGCTGATATTGAGACCCAAGCTAGATACCGTCCCGGTGTCGCTTCCAATATCTTCAATGTCCTGACCGGTGGATTGGCCGGCCAGATCAGCGGAAGCACTCAAAGGGCGCAGGAGGCCGCTCGGGCGCGTCAGGCGTTGCTACAGGAGGAGTTTGGGAAGAGGGATGAGCAGCGGATGCTGGAGCGTCAGTTGCTGATCAATTCGATTCAGCAGGGAATCGAACTTAGTCCCGGAGGAACGTTTGATGAGAGAATGGCCGACTTCAGGAACAAGTCTCTTCGTAAGACTCTTGCCGCAGCGCAAGGAGCTAGAGAAGGTATTCAAAGCCCCACCGGACCCTATCAGTCTCCGTATCAATCTGATCCCGCATTCCAAATTGCAGCAGCTCAGGCTCAAGGTGACTTGGAAAAGAGAAGGGCTGAATTTGAACAGCAATCCAGTTTGGAACGTGCCAAGCTTGGTCCAAATCTCGTTGCTCAACTTGGCGCATACGGAGTTACAGCTTCGCCTGACATGCCAGTTGGCCAACTTTCTGCAATGCTTGAGCAGGAAAGAGCAAGGTCTCAAAGCAGAATCTATTCCGAAGATAGAGGTAAGCAAGCTAGGGCTGGACTTGCGTTCCTTCAACAAAAGGGAGAAATCCCGATGGTCGAGGATCTCAGCAAGATACCTGATGAAGAAGCCGTTGTTCGCTTCAACATACTTGGACGCGAATACGAGCAAAAGAATCGGGAGTTTCAATTTGAAAAGAAACGTAAAATTGAACAGGAGTCTCTTAAAGGCTTCATGCAAGAGCTTAAGGCTGAAAAGCCAGACAAAGAGAAGCTCCAGTCTCTCTATTCTCAGCTTCCTCAATCATCTCAGGATAACGAAGAGTTTAGAGTTGCTGCTGGCGTTACTAGGGCTATGGCTAAGGATGAGAGGGATGCTCTTAATTCCTATGTAGAGGGACTTGGAATGGCAGGATCACTTGCTCAATCAATATCAGCACTTCAAGGTGCCGGCGATTTGGCAAAGGTTTCTCAGAAAGGATTCAACGGCTTCAAGTCATGGATTACTGGTATTAAGAACAAATACGGTGTTGAAGACCCAAGGTATGCTGCTCTAAACGATGTGATTCAAGAGTTTGAGGCTTATGTTTCTGGAAAGAGGAAAACGCTGTTCGGTGCTTCTCTTACTGGGAACGAACTGAGGTCTGCAAAGATGCTTTTTGGTGATCCAGAGTCGGCCAACTTCCTGCCTCGTGCATTGAAGCTCATTGATTCTGCCTTTAAGGATGATGTGATTGAAAGACGGTTTAATCGCAACGCCATCTTTGTTGATCCAGCAACTCAAAGAGAGGTTAAGGAGGCTAGGCAGAACTGGTTTGATACTAGGGATCAATTCGGTTTCCTAAATCTTGGCAAGAAGGGTAAGATCGGACAAGTGGTGCCAGCGGGTGGAACCAACACTGTAGACACTATCATTAACATGGATGCTCAAGGAAGGGAGATCAAATAACATGGCCATCAAGGTAAGAGTTGAAGGAGTCGGAATCCTTTCGTTTCCAGACGGAACATCGCGTGATGTCATCTCCGATACCGTGCGGAGATATGCGTCCGATCAAAGAGCCGCAACAATTGGAAGATACCAAATGGCTTCAGGAGCATTCCTGCCTCCTACCAAAGAAACCATTGGTGCAGAAGCAATGGATGAGGCTGCTGAAATTCAAAAGGAAAAGATGCGAGATCTTGGAAAAGCCTCGCTTCGATACGGAGTTCCGTTGGCAGTCGCACTGGGTACCGGTGGAGCCAGTATTCCAATCCAAATCGCAGCGGGAGCAGGTTCTTCTCTTGCTGGAGAAGCTGGAGCGCAAACCATTGAGAAACTTGATGAGGATCAAGATTATCGACTTGGAGAGATTGCTGGAGCAACGATTCGAGGTGGAATACCTGTATTTAGAGGCTTTCCTGGCGCAACCAGGGCGACCATAGGGGCAGGAGCTTTAGGTGGGCTTGGAGCAGGAATAGTTGAGGGAAAGGTCCAAAGTCCTTTTGATGACTTCGGTTTAAGCGCAGCAAAAGAATCTGCTATTGGAGCAGTTATTCCAGGTGCATTAACCGCTATTGGAGGCACCGCAAAAGCGGGAGCTAATTTGATCGGAAAAGCTATTCCAAATATTGAAGACATTGAACGCATTGGACGAGGCGTTAGAGCTACAATTGGTCAGGCATTTCCAGTCTTGGCTGGATTTGAAAAACGAATTGCAGCCAGAACTGGTGGCGAAGAACTGAACCGTCAGCTTCTTGAGCAATCCGATGCAATCACTGCCGCTGTTCGTGGATTGCAGGGACAAGCTGGAACGTCTGAAAGCGTTATAGGCAAAATTCTCAATCAGTTCGGAATCACTGATCCAAGCACTGTTGCTCGCATTGCTGATGAATCGAAAGGGTTAATCAGTGCCGAGCAAGCCGTTGTTAATGCAAGAACTGCTGCCCAAAGGAGTCTCGCTCAAGAAGCACTTCAAGATGCTGAAAGCGCATTTAGGAGAGTTGTCAATAGAGAGCAGCAAATCTTAACCGCCCTTCCTTTTCAATCGGCAAAAATGGGAACCGCAATTGAGAACACCCTTGAGGATACCAAGAAGGCTATTCAAGATCACTCGGATATTTTGTACACACCTGTTCAATTCTTTGAAAACAACAAGGTTTTCAATTTCGGACTAAAAGCAGGTAAAAATGAAAAATCTGTTGAGCAGGCTGTTTTAGACCTTAAGAAAAACCACCCATATTTGCAAAGCGGAGATGAGAATCGAAGGTTTATACCGTATTTGGATGAATTGAATTCTGTTTTAGAAAATCAATCTCCAGCTTCATTATCACAACTTAGGGCGATACGGCAAAAGTTGTACGATTTATCATCAAGCTCTGATCCAATTATAAGCAAGGCTAAAAAAGATCTCAGGGACGTAGCTAACCTTATAACAAAAAGCATTGATTATCAAGGAAGCTATCTTCTAAAACCTGCCGATTATCAATCACTAAAGACCGCTAACAAGTTCTGGTCCGAATTTACACCTCAACTTGATAACTTTGGAGTATCTCAAGCATTCAAGGAAGGTTCTGAAGAGCTTGGGCAGATGGCTGAGCTGTATACTGGAAGAGTATCCCAACAAGGGGCAGAAGCTCCTGCGTTCAAAAACGCTATTCAATTACTCTCTGATTTAAGAAAACTTGGAGTAAGGAAAGTTCCTGATCCTCAGATCCTGAACGATATTGTTAAATCAGGAATTATTGAGAACTCGATCAACAAAACAACACAGCAACTTGATCTGAGTTCGCTTGCGGCAAATCTCAATAAGATTGAACGCACAAGCCCAGGATCTCTTTCTCAACTTGGGTTTGGAAATACGACTGAGCTTAACAGGTTCGTCAGCTTTATTGAACGATTGCCTGCTGCTCAACAGCAAGGGCCTGAGGCAGTGCTTGCTTTGCTCCAGCACGGCACTCCTGCAAGCCTTAGGTTTCTTTCCAGCGCAGTTAATCAGCTTCCTGATGTCGCAACCACGCGAACCGTGATGAATGCGCTGGAACGACGGGCCGTAGCCGGATCTTCATCTGCTCTGGCCACCCAGACTGCAATCCGCGCCAAAGCTATTGAGGAGCTTCTTCTTCAGGTTGCTGAAGGGGGAGGAACTCGCGCTGGGACTCCCGGTGCTTCCGGTATGGCTGCTCGACTTGACTCTCTCAAGGAGATGGCCGGAACGGATAGCGCAGCCAAGCTACAGACCATTCTTGGCCGGAATCTTTTCGACATCGTTCAGAATCAAATCGTACCCGGATTCAGGGTCATCAATCAGGCCAAGCAACGGGCAGCGGGAGCTGGAGCGACAGTCAGTGGATCAGTGTTTGAAAAACTCGGTACGACTCCAGGATTGGGGTCTTTGACCGATTTTCTGGGCTATCAAGGACTTGCTGCGGCACTGGCTCACGGGGCTGGTGCAACTGGGATGGTTACTCGTAAAAAACAGCTCGAAAGGATCGCAAAATTGGCCGAATTGCCCCCTGCATTGATGCAGCAAACGGTGGCTAGGTACCTTCGCTCAGACTCGTCCGAATAAAATTCGCACGAATTCTCTTGCACGTTTTGCGGCACGTCTCTACTTTCGACGACGTGAGCGTGAAACTCCTGACCATCAAAGAGATCGCAACGGCTCTCGGGACTCATCCCGAGACCGTTCGTCGCTGGATCCGGGGAGGTAAGCTACCGGCCATGAAGGCCACCAAGCGCACGATCCGTGTCCGCTCCGACGTAATCGAAGAAATGCTACGGCAACAAAATCCATGAACGCAATCGCAACGACAACGCAACAGCCATCATCCGAGATGTACGATAAGATCTCGGACCCCATCACCGCCATCGAGAAGATGGGCGAGTGGATTGCTTCCAGCGGAATGCTGGGATGCACCAAGGTCGAACAAGGTAAACTCATCGCGTGGCAGTGCGCCGCCGAGAAGAAGACACCCTTCGACTTCAAGCGCGAGTACCACATCATCGGTGGGTCTCTTTCCATGCGCTCCGATGCCATGCTCGCCGGATACCGCGCCCGTGGTGGCAAGGTTCTCTGGAAGCAGTTCGACTCCCGCGCTGCAATCGCACTCTGGACCTACGACGGCAACTCCTGCGAGATCTCATTTACCACCGAAGACGCCAAGCTCGCTGGCCTGCTCCCCGCCAAACCCGGCTCTGGGTGGGCCAAGGATCCCTCCGCCATGCTCCGCGCTCGGTGCATCAGCAAAGCGGTTCGCATGCTCGCTCCTGAGGTCGTCGCCGGGATCTACACCCCGGAGGAGACCGAGGACTTCCAGCCTGCTATCACCGAGGTTGCTGCCGCTCCCACCAAGAGCTTCGACATCACCGCCAAACTCGAAGCCCTGTTCGAGGATCGTGAGGAAGAGGTCAACGCCCTGCTTATCAAGGCCGGTCGAATCCAAGAAGGTCAGACCTTCCGAGATCTCACCGATGCTCATGCCTCCAAGTACATCGCCAAGCCTGACCTGATCCTAGGTAAGCTGCCGGTCATCGTCACTCCTGAGATCGCCACCACGGAGGTGTCCAATGGTTGATATCATGTACGACATGCCCGCCGCGGATTACCACGAGGCGAAGGCATTATCCAAGTCCGGCCTCGACCAGTTCCGCAAGTCCCCCGCTCACTTCCGCGCTTGGCAGGATGGCAGGACCAAGAACGAGACCAGCCCCGCGCTGGAGTTCGGTTCCGCCGCGCACTGCGCTGTCCTAGAGCCAGAGCGGTTCATCCTGACCTACAAGCTCTTCACCGGGGACCGCCGCTCCAAGCAGGGTAAGGAGGACTACCAACTGATGATCGCCAACGGGTTCACCCCGCTCATACCAGAGCAGTGGGATTGCATAAACGGAGTCGCCGCGGCGGTTCACGCCCATCCTGCTGCTTCTGGCCTACTGGATGGAATCAAAGCCGAGGTCTCCTACTTTACCGATTGGTCCGGCATTGAGGTCAAAGCCCGTATCGATGGCATAGGCAAGGACTACATCATCGACCTCAAGACCACGCAGGATGCGTCCCCAAGCGCGTTCGCCAAGTCCTGCGCTCAGTTCCGCTACCATGTCCAAGCCGCTTGGTACCAGCGCATCACCGGCATCAACCGCTTCATCTTCATCGCCGTCGAGAAGGAGGCTCCGTTCGGTGTCGCCTGCTACGAGCTTGATCAGCAGGCCATCGATCTTGGAAACTCCATCATCGATGAACAACTCAAGACCTTCATCGAATGCCAGGAACTCAACTCTTGGCCTTGTTACTCCTCAACCACTCAAACACTCTCGCTGCCCGCGTGGGCGGCTCGTCAGTCCGAATAAACAAACAAATACAACACTATGAAATTCACAGTCGATCGTTCACAAGCCGAAGTTAAGCCGTTCGCCAGCCCCGGCGAATACATCGTCACCGTCAACTCCTGCAAGGATGACAACCTCGACAAGAACGGGAACCCCGTCTGCACCCTGCGCTACAAGGGCGGCAACGGAGAGGTCATCAGCGACCGCTTCGTTCTCAAGGAGACCATGATGTGGCGGCTTCAGGCCCTCATCAGTGCCACTGAGGCGAACATCAGCGATGGCGATGAGTTCGACTTCTCCATCGGCGGCGCGTTCTTCCGATTCCTTCAGGGGTTCGTTGGACTCCAGTTGGTGGTCGTCCTCGAAGAGGAGAAGTACACTGACAAGCACGGGGCCGAACAGGTTACACTCCGCGTGAAACGCATGAAGAAGGTTCCGGCTGATGTCGATGACATCTAAGCCCTGAAAACGAAAGCCCCCCGGAGTGTGCAAGCTCCGGGGGGTGACAACGAGTCCGTAACAAACAATACAGAGCGCAACGACACGCTATGCAGACCAAGAATCATCCCGAAATCGTTCCGACGCAAGCCTTTCTGCTTCGTCCCTACCAACAACGAGCAGTCGAGTGGGCCAATCAGGGCGATGGACTCATCATCGCCCCTGCTGGATGCGGCAAGACAGTCATCGCCTCATCCATCATCAAGCACTATTGCCAATGGCCAGATTGGACCTTCGGATGGCTCGCTCCGACCCGCGAGACCTGTCAGCAGGCGATCGCTTCGCTTGAAGCTATGGGCGTCGATACCTCCCGCGTCGAGGTTCGTTGCCCCCATGAGTCGGTAGATTTCTCACGCAAGAAACTGATCATCGTCGATGAGGCCAAGCATGCGCCTTCCGATTCGTGGCGCAGGATTATCGAGTCCTGCAAAGGTCTACGCTTCGGCTTCGATGCCACTCCTTGGTCCGATGATTCCGAGCGCAACGAGATCCTGCGTAAGCTCTTCCGCAACACCCAGTACGAGATCCGCCGCGAGGAACTGGCCGGTGTACTGGCCCACGCGACCGTGTACATGAGTTCGGCCACTGACTTCCTGATCCAGCAGAAGATCGATGACCACATCGAGAAGCTCTTCACCGAGCGCAAGCGGTACATGCGGATCAGCCAGCCGGAACTCCGAGCCATGTGCGCTTGGGAGGCGATCACCGAGATCGGTATCTGCGGCAACAAGCAACGCAACGCCGCGGCGATCATGTTCGCAAATTGCGGTGGTCACTCACCCACGCTCGTCCTCGTTCCTAGGGTTACCCTCGGGGAGGAATACGCGAAGGCGATCGGTGACGCCGTACTCGTCTACTCCAAGATGGCCAAGAAGGCGCGGCGTGAGGCGATGGAGGAGTTCAAGGCCGGCAACATCAAGACCATGATCGCCACCTCGCTGGCCGATGAGGGTCTTGACCTCCCAAACGTCGAGACACTCGTTATGGTGTCCGGAGGTCGGAGCGCACAGAAAACGATCCAGAGGGCCAGCCGTGCGCTGCGGCGGTCACCAGGTAAGGACCAAGCGTTCATCCACGACTTCAAGG